ACAGGTATAAAAACAAGCGTTGGTCGCCTAACAAGTTCATGGGTTTATATCCCTAAAAAATAAAATATGCTTTACAAGGAATATATTGCAAAAGGTATTGGATTGGATTTAATTCAATACGACAACAGAAAAGGTAACGGTTTATTAGTCTCAGTTGGCAGTGGCTTACTTATGGCAACAATGGATGAAATATTAACTTTGAGGGATGCTGTTGAAATTATGCCAAACCAAAGGAATAAAAGAGTAATTGAACTATTCCCAGCATTATGTAGTTTTTATGATTATGTTTTTTTTCATTGTTGGTTTAGCATAAGCACCCCAGAATTTTATTTATCTTTGTCAAAGTCACCAAGCAAAACGGTTTACTACAAAAGTAATAAACCGTTGAACGGAAAAGAATTTAAAACATTTAAAGAAGCATCAGAGTTTTTGAATAATTTTGAATCTAATGATAGTAAAAAAATCGGTGCAGCCATAAATATTATCTAGGGTCGTAAGTCGTTCTTTTTGTATGTTTTTTCTTTCTAATTTTGCAACTTGAGTTATAAATGCAATTGCAAAAGGTTTTCTTGGGCCTACCTGTAATTGAACAGGTTCGCAAGGATTGAACTTATTAAAAGCTGACATTTTGCGAATGGTATCGCATTTTTGTCCTGAAAGAATATCAGCAACATAAACTTGTTTAAACCAAAGTGATTTCATAATGTTTTATTTTTAAGTTTATGCTAAAGTACGGAGTACTAAAATAATAACCAAGTATAATGGGTCTAAATAGGCAAATATAATGGCACACGACCGCAATAAAATATACGAACAGGCGCAGGAAGCAATAAAGGCGAATAACCTATTTTTCATTGAGGATATTATCGCTTTTATACCTTGTAGCAAGTTTTACTTTTACGATGCTTTCCCAGTTGATTCAAACGAATATAACACCCTTAAGGCTCTACTAGAAGAAAATAAAGTAAGAACAAAATCGGCTATTCGTAGCAAGTTATTTAAATCGCAAAAAGCAGCCGAACTACTAGCATTGTACCGTTTGATATGTACCCCAGAGGAGCATCAAAAACTAAACCAGCAGTACATCGACCACACCAGCAAGGGCGAATCAATAAACCGCAAAACAGTAAACGATCTATTCCCTCAAGACGATGAGTTTGAACAGACGCAAGATAAATCCTAACCTTAGGTTCTTACAGCAAGCATTGAGAAAGCAGCGATATGAGGGGGATAAACTTGTATCGGGGTATCGAGGTTGCGTTTTGGAGGGGGCAAGCCGAAGCGGTAAGACTTGGAGCGGTATTGATCTAATCGGTTTGATCTGTTCTAGGTATGAGACAAACGCTATCATCAACATTGTTAAGGAAACCTACAACGAGTTCAAAACTACCCTATACAACGACTTTCGGAAACGGCTAAATGATTGGAGCGTACCAAACCCTTTTGAGGATAAGCAGGAAGTTCAATCATTCAAACTTTGGGGCAATCAAATTAACTTGCTGGGTGCAGACAGACCGAGCAAATTCCACGGGGCGCAATGTGATTATTTATGGCTAAACGAAGCACTACCAATCGATAAGAGCATATTTGACCAAGCCGAAATGAGGTGCAGTAAGTTCTGGTGGATGGATTACAACCCTTCTGTTACTGAACACTGGATATTTAACTCGGTTATTACTAGGCCAGACGTGGGGTTTTTGCGCACAACCTTCTCAGATAATCCCTACATATCTACTCAGGAAAAAAACAAGATACTATCTTACGAACCTACACCCGAAAATATAAAGAATGGCACAGCGGATGACTTTATGTGGAAAGTGTACGGGCTTGGTTTGCGAGGGTCTCCGCAAGGCTTAATATTCAACAACGTTAGATGGATTGACGAGTTTCCAAAAGAACTAGGCTACATTTACGGAATGGACTTCGGATTCGTTTCAGACCCAACGGCTATTGTGAAATACCACGAAAATGAAACTGATATTTATGCTGAGCTGCTATGCTACGAGCCGATTGACAATGCCCACGCCCTAAACGATTATGCAAGAAAAATAGGTATGAATACGGCATTACCAGTTATTGCAGATAGCGCAGACAAGTACACAGCAGAAAACAAGGGCACTGTTCAAATGGTTCGAGACCTAAAAACCCTTGGTTGGATTAACATTGAGAAGGTTAAAAAGAATAAGTCCGTAATATACTGGCTAGGGTCTATGAAGCGAAAGCGCATTAATATTGTTCGAAACGTCAACGCCAAAAGGGAGGCAGAAAACTACAAATATAGAGAGATTCACGGTATAATAGTTAATGAACCGGTTGATAATCATAACCACTTTTGGGATGCTACCAGATACGCTCATATGCATATGAATCAGCTAACTGGATTACCAATGTTACCAAACAATCAAAACTAAACCGATGAAAACAAATTAGAAAAATAATATTATGATATTCTATAGCCCAAACACAATGAAATACCCTAAAGACCATAAGCCATCTGGGGTTGAAGTACTGATATTGTTTATTGCATTTGTCCTAATACTAAATTTAGTTATAAAAGTAATTAGCTTATGAAAAAACTACTATTCCTAATCACATTGGCCGTTATGGTAATGGCCTGTGAGAAAATTGACGAACAGCCAACAGCGCACCAATGCTGGATTTATGATGAGAGTGGCAAATGGTTCAACCAGGTGGATGTGATGGTTGACGGTCGGCAGTACTGGATGATGGACGATCAATTCAATGCTGGATTCAAAATTCCAGAACTGATTGAACACGGTAAGGGGTTTACGATCGTGTTACGATATGGTAATCATCCAAAGTACTACATTGAGATTAAGAACATAACAGAGAAAACAAAAGTGTACCTCGAAGACTACAGCATCACAGGGCATCGAATTAGGATTGAAACAGAGGGGGACTGGGAATGAAGCTAAAAACAATCAAACTATTACCAACAGATTTTTGCGTCGACGTTTGGATAGGTGGAAGCATATCAACTTTGGCAGAAGCATTTTCTAAACGATACGGTGCGAGCATTGAATACTATAAGGAGGATATGCATATTAACAGCCTATCAACAATCAATTCAAGCGATGATTCAGAGCTAAAGGGGCACACTAGATTTGTAATGATATTGCAAAGAAAAACCAACCAAGTGATAGTCCACGAGGTTTTGCATTTACTTTGGCATATGAATAAGCGAATAGGTTTAGAAATGTCATTTGAATCACAGGAATGGCAAGCCTGTATGTTTGACTATGTTTTCTCAGAAATCATTGATAACACTGGTTACGAATGCAAGTAACAGTCATTAATCACAAGTTAGAACGCTCAACCATAACCAGCGCAACCGATGCAGCGAGGATGGTTGGCGTTCATTACATCACCGTTTTGCGATGGTCGTACAAATCCAAGTCGCACCAGTTCAACCATTTTACAATTTATTTTGATACTCACGTAAAAAAGCAGCCAAAAGGTAAGCACTTAAAGTGTTATGCTTATATGTAAGAAACAGCACAAAAACACAGAATAAACCATTTTAATTAAGATTAAGTATAAATAGTTAGCCTAGTTCCGTTATATTTGTACATAAATACAGGTGTAATGGTACTAGATGAGGCGAAGATACTATACAAGTACAACAACCCCGACCCACGGATAGCCGAGGCGAAGAATGAGCACGAGAACCTACTAATGCATGTTCACGGCATAGGGGTTGCTAAACACTTAGCAAAGATTGAAGGGTTTGAGAATGAAAAGAAGTACAACCTTCGTAAGAAGTTCGCCCGTTCCAACAAAGATTTATTCTCAACTATTTTTAGGCACCTCGACAAAGTTTTTTCTGCGAAGGGGGGATCAATCCAGTATGGTTTGACCCTAGATACTGACAAAGCCAAATTCCAGAAACTTCTATACGACATAAAGGATGGCATAAGCCTAGACAAGTGGCTTGAAAACATTTGGCTTGATAAGTTAGCCGTTGACCCCAACGGGTTAATCCTTATTGAGCATAGCGACGGCACTCCTTACCCAACATACAAATCGATTCTTACCGTTCGGGACTATAAGCAAAGGGGTCAAGGTGTTGATTACATCATATTTGAGCCTTACCAAAAGGATAATGAAAAGGGTGAATTTGTAAGGGTATATGATGAGGCGGGCGATCGAACGTATCTAATCAACGGCAAAGAAATCACTTTACTGCAAGATACTGACGAAAAGCAATACAACTTTCCTAACCCATGGGGATATGTTCCCGCTGTGTTGTGTTCCGATTTGGTACACCCGATAACCGAGTTTAAGAAGTCGACGATATATGAACAGGTGGAATTGGCCGAGGAGTATCTAAGGGATAATTCTATCAAGTCGATCTATAAGAAGCTGAACGGCTT